CATGCCAGCGCCAGTCACAGCCGCGCCACCAACGGCAACCGCCTGCCCGGCCCCCCCCTTCTTCGGCATCGCGATGACCCCACACATCAGCATCGGCCCCAGCACCGACAGCGCCATGCCCGCACCACCGACGCCACCGAGCGACTGCTCGATGCTGCTGCCCTCGGACATCTCCGCGCTCCGGGCAGCTCGTCCCGACTCGCCGAACCCGAGCCTTGTCAGTGCCTTCCCCGTCCTGCCGCTACGCATCCACGTCCCCAAGCGGCCTCCACTACGGATGCGCCCCCCAAAGCCCATAGGCGCGAAGGCGGCGGTACCCGCCCCGGCCATCTCCTGCGGACCCTCCGCCTCCGGGCCAAAGTCCTCCGCTGTCGTCCCGCCCCTACCGCGCCGGAAGAACCCACCGACCCGGCCAGCACCTCTGCCGACTCTCGAACGAGCACTAGACCAGAAACCGCCACCCCCCGACGAGACTGGCCCTTCTTCCTCCTCGCCCCCTCCACCGCCGCGCTGGAACTTGCTGCGAATTCTTTGCCCGATGCCGGTGCTCCCGAGGCCCTCGGTGATCTGTACCCACAGCGCCCTGTCCTTGGTGGAGCCGTCGTTCTTGCCAGCGAACTTGTCATACAGCTTCGAGGCGAAGCCCCCGCCCTTGACCGCACTCGATAATGTCCGCCCACCGATCACGGCCACAGTCAGAGCGGTAAGGACACCCGGCGGGAGCTTGCCTAGCACCTTGGCAACGGCATCGGCCACTTTCAGGTAGACGTTGCCGAGCGGCTTCCAGGCGTCATACAGGTTCATCAGCGCCTTGGCAACGTCCTTGACCGTCGGCCACAGTTGCTTCATCTGACCGCTGGCCTGCTTGAAGAAGTCCTGGAGCTTGCTGCTGCCCTTCAACGTGTCAGTGAATTTGTTCAGGGATTTCGTCCACCCCTCGATCATGCTGGTGCCCTGCTTGGCCCCGGCCCCGATCACGACGCCGAGCAGCCGCGCAACCGCGCCAAGGAACTTCATCCAGTCCACAAAGGTCTTGGTCATCTCCTTGATCGCTGACTGACCTTTGATTGAACCGGTCCACTTGGCGAACTTGCCGGTCAGGTTGTCGAACATCGAACCGACTCGATCCAGCGTCGGCAGGAAGATGTGAATGACGTTGTTGAAGGCGGTGAACAGGTTGGTGATGCCGTGCATGAACCCCGGGATGTTCTTCTGGAAAATGCCCCCGAGCGTCTTGATCATGTTGTTGAACACGCTGCCCGTGAGGAAGGGCGCGAGCTGCTTGTCGAACGCGGATCGCACCGCCTCGACGCTCTTGTTCGCCACCGGGCCGAGCGTGCCCATGTCCTTCTTCAGTGCGTCGATGGCATCGGAGGCCAGCCCGAAGAACGCGGCCTGCCCCGGCGCAGTGGCCTGCTTCCAGGACTTCTGGAAGCTGTCGATCTCCTGGGAGAGCTTGGCGACGTTGGGTGCTTGCTTGCCGAGCGCGTCGAGCTGTTTCTGGGCGGTGGCGATGGACGCCTTGTTGCCCTGCGCCATCGCCGTGTTGAGGTTCTGGACCGCCGTGCGGTAGTTGGTGAGCTGGGTGATCGCAGGCTTCGCGACAGCCACAACGGAGCCGAGGCCAACGACGAAGCTGCCGATGATCCCGCCGCCGATCCCGATGGCACCGAACCCGGCTCCCCCGACGGCTTGTCCGAGCGAGCCGACCAGCGAACCCACGACCCCGAGCAGCGGTTGCAGCGCCGCCGTCGCGGCGATTGCCCCCTGAACCATCATCGGCAGCGCCGTCACCACCCCCTTCAGCCCGCCGACGAACGCCCCGGTGCCAATCGTCGCCGCCCGTAGCCCCTTGTTGTGCGCCATGTAGGACTTCGTAGCCGCATCGAGACGGCTCGGTAGCCCTTTCAGCGCACCCATTAGTCTCGACACCGCCGAGTACCCTCTGACGTGCTCGTCAGCCCAGGCGTGCACCTTGCTGGTGGCGTTCTGGAACAGGGACTTCGACTTGTCCAGCTCCATGCCGAACACCTTGACCGTGTTGGTGTGGGCCTTGACGGTCTGATCGGCCTGCTTGACCGCATCGTCCATCTTCTTGGTGTTCTGGGTGACCGTGGTCAGCTCGTTGCCCCAGCGGTCCAGCAGCGTCACCTGCTTGTCGGCGTTGGCCGTGCTCTTGCCCATGTCCTTCAGGGCCTTGTCAGTCGCCAGCGCCTGCTTCTGGATGTCCTTCAGCGGCCCCGACACCTTGTCGAGCAGTACGAAGGCACTCTCCAGCGTGACCGCCACGTCAGCCTCCCAACACCCTCACCGCGCTGGCAGCCTGGCGAGCGCTGGCGAGCTTGGCCTCGCCCTCCAGCGCATACAGCCCACAGCCGTAGAGGAAGTGCCGCAGACGAGTCGGATAGCGCGGCGGGGCCGGATCGGCTTCGGGGTAGCCGAGCGGGCGGAAGTTACCGTCCAGGCCGTTGTAGAGCCTGTAGGGGTCCTCCCCGCCGTATCTCCAGGCCAGGAACAGCATCTGCGCCTCGCCCCCGGCCTTGATCAGTTTTTTGCGCTCAGCGCGTCGCGCACGTCCTCGTCATCGAAGCCGGATAGCGACATGATCTGGGATGCGAGCTGGGCGATCAGTCCCGGCTTGGAACGGAAGCGCCGCTGCAACAGCCCCTCCGGCGCAACCCGCTGCTCCTGGGCTATCGCCTCGATGTCAGGATCAACGGACCCGGCGATGACCGTCTTGAGGTTGCCGAGCAGATCGACGGCAATGTCGTCCTGCTTGCCGCGCCGCCGCAACGCCTGCGTCTGGCGCTGAATCCGGCGCAGCTCGTCGGAATCGATGGGCCGGACCACCCAACTGATCCAGTCCTGCTTCTCGCCGACGCCGACGTTCAGCTCGATGGTGTGGGTGCTGTCACCCTCCTCGGTCGGGTCCTCGGACAAGAACCAGTCGGTCGCCGAGCGCGACTCGCCCTCGGAGATCGGCTTGTCGGCAGCGAGGGCTTCGAGCACCTCCTCGACCGGGCGGTCGTCTACGAACTCGTCCTTGCGGCCTCGTAACCCCGACGGTGGCGGCAGCGGCTCGAACGTCTGCTGGCGCTGTGGCTCGGGGTCTACTTCCGGCGGCTTGATCCGAACGTCGGAGTTCTCCGACGTGGCGGGTGCGTCAGGCATGTGGCTTCTCCTTCGGGGCGTATCGCCTCGCGACGGTTTGACAGATCAGCCATGCCGTACCACCTCGCGGAGTGAGTGCGTAGCGGGCTTCTTCATGCGCGGAGTCGGGTCGAACTCGCGCTCTGACTCAGGCACACGGCAGTCGATCTCGACCTGTGCCATCTGGGTGAGCAGATCGCGTTGGCCGTGTGAGTTCTTGCTGAGCAAGTAGTCCTTCAATTCCAGCCAGGCTCGCTCGTAGTCAACGATCACGAGATGTTGGCCGTGTAGCGGATCGCGGGCTGGCCGGTCTTGGGATTGGTCTGACCCTGGATGATCTCGAACGCTTCGAGCGGCTTTTCCGTTTCCCAGCCGAAGCTGAGCGAGCGGTCGATCACGTCGGTCGTGATGTCGAACCCGAGCGGGAGGTCCCACAGCATGCAGCCGTTGAGCTGCCAGACCTCAGCCCCAAGTGCATCGGGGTCGTCCAGCCAGACCTGTAGCGAGAACGAGCGCATCGACCCCGCCTGGGTGCCACGAGCCGCCCGGCGTTGAGCCAGGCTCTGGCTCATGTAGCCGTGGATGTAGTCCTCCCAATAGGAGTCGATCTTCTGGATCGTGAACGTCCCGTCCCTCGTCTCACGTCCCGGCTTGATCCCCATCCGGGTCGCACCAACCAGCGGAACCTCGACCTTGGCGATGGTGATCGTTGCTGTGACGTTCGTGATCTCGGCTCGGATGTAGCCATCCATGATGGCGTATCCGTACATCCCCGAGATGCGATACAGGCCCTCCGAGCTTCCTACCTCTGCCATTGATTCACCTCCTCTTAGGAGACGTAGACGGTGTTGTAAATCTGCTCCAGCGAGCGCCCGAACGCGATCCCGTACAGCACCGCGACGAACTCGTCATCGTCTGACGGCGGCGGCACCGGGTCGATCACGACGGTGTAACCCTGCTGGATGACGCCACGACCGGCGCGGTCGTCCATGATCTGGTGCCCGTAGCCAATCACCATCGCCCGCGTCTGGTCGTTGACCTGGAGCGCACCGATAGCGGCTGACGTGGCCCAGTCGGTGATGTCCAGCTCGATCCCGTGCATCGTTCTGACAAATTTGGGATTTCTGTAGATCAGGTACGGCTTCGAGTCCACCCCGCCTGTGTAACAGGTGAGTCCCTTCTCGACGCGAACCGGACTGTCGGCGTTGGAGTCCTGGCCGAATACCACCACCCCGCCGTCGAAGCAGAGGCTGATATCCAGATCGGATGCGACGTTGTTACCCAGCGCCGTGCCCTGCATGCGGGCGAAGGTGAGGCTCATCGTCTCGCCCCGGGCAGCGAGAATCCCGGCGATCCGGGGAGCGAGCTGCGAGGTCGTCAGCTCGCCGAGCGTCTCATCGATCAGGGTGCCGACACCGAGGTTGACGAAGTTCTCGCCGCCGCCCTCTCCGGTTGACAGCCCACCGAGCAGAGTCGAGCGGTCAATCGCGGTCGTGGACGTATCGCTGGCACCACCGCCGACGACGGTCATGAAGCGCTTGCCGCTGGTATTCAGCGTCGTCGCCCACGTCTGCAAGGACGTAAGGATCGAAGTATCAGTGAGGTCGAACGGGGAGAACAGCGAGAACCGAGAGTTGCTGACCGTATCCATCATGTCGGTCCAGTCAGCCGGAGTCAGCGTCGCGCCATCATCACCCCCGACAAACGGCTGGATCGTCGCCGCGTTGGAAGTGTCGAGCGGCTCGGCACCATCCTCCGCTTCGGCGCTGACCCACTTCGAGGCCGTGTTGATAAGAGCAGCCAGGCCCTCTATGTCGGCGGCGGTAGCGGTGTGCCGCTCGATGATCGTGCCCCGCAGCGTGATCATCACATCGACCTTCGTCAGATCGGCGGTGTTCTGCCCCACGCGGACGCCGAGATTGGTGGAGTAGCTGCCGAGATACAGAGCGGTGAGCGTCAGCGCGGCTGCGGCGCTGGCGTCGTTGAGCGTGACCGTGCCAGCCGCCGCGCTGGACCCCATCATCCGGTAGACCAGAATCTCACCGGCACCACCGCGCCCACTCACGTTCTCGCCGAGGAAGCACTGCATGATCGCGGCGTAGCCCGGCGTGCCCACCGAGGGGCCGAATTTGGTCTGGAAGTCCGACATGCTGAGGCAGGACGTGAGGATCTTCGCCGGACCCCAGTCGTGCACGATGGGCACGCACACGACCGAGCCGATGTTCGGCTGGATCGTCGCAACCGGCAGAGCCTCCCAGTCGAAGTACGCGCCCGGGCGAACCGGCCTTGCGTCCTTTGAGAACGAACCCGGCATCGCTTACTCCCCCTCTGCCTTGATCGGCGTTTTCAGCCACTTCTGGACCTCGGCCTTGGCCGTCTCGATGCTCATCTTCTCGTCGGCGTCGTGCTCGGCCAGCGCACCCGCTGCCGTCCACGGTGCAACCCCGAGCAGACCGAAGGCTCCTTCGATCAGCGAGCTGACAGGGAGGTCGGAAACCTTGACCTCGGCCTTCTGCTCAGCCTGTTCCTCGCGCCTGCCGGAACGCCTCTGGGCAGGCGTGGTCTGCTGCTCCTGCTCTGGTTCAGTTGCCATCGTGCTCCTCTCTTGCGAACCCCGCAAGAACGGGCTTGGGCTTCGATACTAAGGGCGCTACAGGCGGTTCCCACAAACGGATTGACTACTTGCCCCCGAGCTTCGGCGTCGTCGCATTGCCGGTGGACCCCTGGGTCCCCGCACACGGCGGCTCGTCCGGTGTCCTGGTCAGCCGCAGCCCTCGCAGCGGCGCAGTCTGAGGCCGCGTCTCGGCGACCCGCCTCCACGTCAGTCGCACGTCACAGGTGACCGTCCAGAGCTTGTCGTCGTCGGGATCGGCGAACGGCTGCGTCGCGAGGTCGGCCACCCGCATGAACGCCTTCGGATACCAGTTGCCGCGCTCCCAGTCGGCGACTCGATAGTAATTGAGCAACGGGACCCGGAAGGCCCGACCGTCACCGACGCCGACCCGGAAGGCCCGGTAGAGGTCATTCTCGACCTTCTGAGCATTCATCAGAGCATGATCGGAGTCGCGGCCCCTCGGTACGTAGGCGGCGATCACGAACGGCTGGATCACGTCGGCCAGCCAGCGCCCGCCGGTCAGCGGGTAGCTCGATCCGGCCACCTGCCAAACGCGGGCGAACGGCCTGGCGAACGCGCCCTCCTCGCGGGACAGACGGACCTCCCACTCGTCGCCGAGTGCGACCGCTGTATACGCCTTCAGCGAACGCAGCGCGTCGATGTGCGTGCGCCCGATATCGAGCCGCTCGACAGTGGCGCTCACCCCTTCACCACCTTCGCCTGAGCCGAGGCGATCTGCGCCTCGATTTCGCGCTTGAACACCTCTCGCGCTGCCAGCGTCGCCTGATCGAGCCGGACCTCGGCGATGGCGACTCCCCACTTGCGCATGTCGGCTCCGGGACTGCCGGGGTGCATGACGCGCCGGGCAGCCATCTTCTTGCCGGTCTTGGGGTCGGTCCAGACCAGCAGCGTCTTGGGCGGGTGCGGCTCGATCAGGTACTTCGCGTGCTTCGGCCCGTACAGCCCGGTGCCGTACTCCACGTAGGGTGCATAGCTGACCTCGGTCTGCACGTAGGAGGCGTAGCGGTTGTCCGGTTCGGGGATTGCAGGCACCCGGTACCAGCTTGTGCGCAAGTTTCCCGTGCGAATCGGCGTGTTCTCGGTGATCCCGCCATGCAGCGCATCGCCGCCCGCGTTGCAGACAGCCCGCACCGCCCTGCCGACCGGCGCGGGATCATAGGCATCGGCGAGGTTCGGGCCGATGTACTCGTAGTGACGCTCTGCCATTACGGCTCAGCCGCCTCGAACTCGTGCTCCTGCACGCGCACCAGTGTCGCCGACCAGCCGATCACCCGGCGCTTCTTGCGCAGCGGTTCGCCGTCGCTCGTGACCTCGTAGACGTGCCGCCCGAGCTGCTTGGAGTAAACCTCCAGCCGGTCAGACGCCTTGACGACAAGTGCTCCACCGTCCACGTCCTTGATCCCGCACAGCAGTTGCGCCGTGCGCGCCACCCGACGCTGCCCGCCCTGAGCATCGTTGGCGTCGGGAGCCGGGTTCTCGGTGATCCGGCAGCGGAACCAGGCGTGGCGCACCGTCTCGAAGCGCGTCGTGCCCTCCACCCGCTCCGGCAGTGGAGTCCTGACTACCCGCCGCGCTCGATCAACGAGACAGGCGCGGAACGCCACTCATGCGCCCCACACGTTGTCATCGATGATCGGTCCACGGAACGCCCCCGTGCCCCACGAGTACGGGTAGATCGCGTCGTAGTTACCCCAGTCGGCCTCGGTGACCGCGAAGCTCGGGATGTTCGCCGCAGCCGTCGCGCCCTGCAACGTCTCGACCCAGTAGGTCCGCATGTCGTCGGTGCACAGCAGCCAGATGTCCTTGTTCAGCCATGAGTTCGAGTTGATCTCCGGGAAGCCCGACTCCGACCCGGCATACGTGCGGACGATGGGACGCGACTCCGAGTAGCCCCCGGCGGTGAAGCTCTGAATCTGGTCATCGTTGGTTGTCTCGTGGTAGTCGTCCTGCTCCTGGAACGCCATCTGCTCGACCCGGAGCTGCGTTGCCTCCTGAGCGATGAAGATCAGACGCTTGGGCATCGTCTCGTCCCACTTGCGCCCCGTCACCGCCTCCAGGTAGGCGACACTCCGTTCCAGGCGCACCTGGATGTCGGCGTCATCGAACGGCTCGTCGTAATCCTCGAAGCGCCGCCGCGACCACCGCTTGATCTCCGCGACCGTCGGCGGAAGCGCGGCTGGGGGCGCTGCTACGGCCATCTGGGGCTACTCCGTGGTCGTGGAAGGGGTAGCCCCGCCCTGTGCCGCTGAACGCCGTGTGGTGCGCTCCTGGCGCTCCTGGCGATGCTCCCTGACATCTTCCTTGACCTTAGCGCCGAGTCCCTGGCGCTCGCGCCCGGTGTAGCGCTCGGCCTGCTTCTCACGGCCCTTGAACGGATGGGCGGACTTGTGCAGCACGCCGTTCTCGTCCTCGTAGACGACCACGACGAACGGACCCCGGACGGCGTAGCTGACGACCTCGCCCTCGTCCTCCAGGTAGCCCTTGGCCTCGTCCTCGTCCATCTCGTCGGTGGCCTTCATATCGATAGGGCGCTTGCTCGCGGCCTGAAGCTCGCGAGAGAAGCGAGCCTGGTTGGCGGCGATCAGGGCCTCGGCGTTCGGGACGACTCCCGTGCGGGCCTTCAACTCCTGGCCCGCCGCCTCGGCATCACTTCCACGGGGCATCTCGTTCTCCTGTTCTGTTAGGCCACGACGCTGCGGTAGCAGCCCCTTGGATCGATCACGCCGACGCCGAAGTCGCAGCGCACCTTGAAGTCCACCGCGTCCAGCTCGAACTGGTAGGGATCGGTACCCGCACCGAGCGCCATACGAACCATCGGATCACGGAGCATCACCTGCGGCTCGGACTGCCCGTTGAGGAAGCCAATGGCAAAGCCCGGCACGTCGCCCGGATCGGCGAACAAGTACCAGTCATTGTCGTCGGTGAACCACGGGTCCCGGATCACGCCGTCGGCGGGCAGCACCCCGGCCAGCGGGTTCAGCGTGCCGGTCGGGAAGTTGGTCACCGGCATCGCCGTGGCGCTGTCGTAGTTGATGTTGACGCCGGTCTGGGTCGAGTTGAGGATGCGCTGGGCGATCATCTGAAGCCGAGCGTTCTTGACCACCAGCGCACTCGGTGTGACCACGATCCGGTTGCCGTCGTCATCGAGCTGGGACTCCATGAACGTCACCGCATCCGCCAGCGAGTCCTCGCTGAGCGTGTCGGTGACCTCGTTGCCCCGTGTCGCCGAGTAGAACGGATCACCGTCCGGCGCGGGACCGGGGTTCTCGACCATCGCGATCACCGTTTGCAGGATGAACACCCCGGCGGCATAGCCCATGTCCGCCGGGTTGGAGTTCAGCAGCATGTTCGAGTCGTCGTTGATGATCGCTTGGCGAGTGATCGAGTAGACGCCTCCGTAGGTATCGACACTCAGGGTCGCCGGAGGACGCTCTGTGCGCTTCAGCCCCGGGTAGTCGCCGTGATCACCCACGTACCCGATCCCGAGCAGTCCATTCAGGCCGCGCAGCCTGCGCTCACGGAAATCGGGGGCGGATTCTTGCCTGGTGTAGCGCTGATATTGGGCCTGGGCACGGCTGTAGCCGGTCCACATGCTCTGCCGGACCGGGCCGAACAGGAACGACGGGAAGTCGGCCTTGGAGTCGGCTTCCTCCAGCGACGTGTCGGCGAGTCGGTCGTCGCGCCATTCCTTGTATGCCTCCAGCAGCCGGATCGGCCTGCCATAGACGCCGTAGGGATTCATGCCGACGCTCCAATCGAGTCCTTGGCATCGAGGTCGATGCGCACGCGATCCATCGGTGTCCCGCGCTCGCCCGCGACCTCCACGATCCTCCCGAACGGGGCATCGCCGGAGGTCCCCAGCGAGCCGTCCTCGCTGATCCAAACCTCATCGCCCTTCTCGGCCTCATCGATATCGGCGTTGCTCACCTGGACGATCCCCTTGGTCAGAATGTAGAACGGCTCGTCCTCGGCGATCATCGCCACCGGCTCGAACCCCTGAGTCCACGGTGGCGTCCTCTGCTTGACCGCGACCCCCGCGAAGTTGCTGACCAGACACGGCGCACCGTGCACAATCGCGTCGCCAGTCGAGTTGGTGACGTAGACGCCGGGGCCTGGGCGGTTATACGGCATGTGCTGCTCCTTTCCTTACCCGTAGCCTCAGTCGTCCCACGCCTTCGCGGGATCGACCCCTGCTTCCTGAAGAACTGCGCCCCACAGCGTTCCCTCGCCGGGCTTGGGGCCTTCCTCGCCCTCGCCCTCGCCCTCCGAGCGCTTGGCAGCAGCTCCCGGCCCTTGCCCGCGCACCCGAGTCGGGTTGGCAGAGGCCAGCAGTTCACGCTGCGAAGCGATCACCGCTGTCACGGCCTCTTGCAGCTTGTCCTCGGCGGTCCTCGTGACCTTGCCCTCGTCGTCTACCTCGTCCACGACATCGAGCGCCGCCGTGGGACCATCCTCGTTGAGCGCAAACATCGAGCGAGCCTGCTCGGCGAAGGCGTCGGGCAGCCGAGCTTCGGCGATCTGCCTGTGCGCTGTGTCACGCATGTCGCGCAGATCGAGCTGGCGGTCGGCGTCGGCACGCGCCTCGGCGCGGATCAACTCGCGCTCGTCAGCAACCGCCTCCTGCACGAGCTTGCGCAGCGACTCCTGGAAGTCACTGTCAGCGAGAAGCGCCTCTTGCGACATGCGCTTCACCGCCTGCTCGGCAAACGCCTGGGCCTGCTTATCGGAGAGGCCCTTCTTCTTGAGCCTGGCGATCATCGCTTGCAGGTCGTCGTCGTCCCCGCCATCGTCGCCGTTGCCATTCCCGTCGCCGTCGCCGTCGCCGCCGCCGTCGTCCTGCTCAGCCAGGAGATGCGGACGAGCCTCCTGAACGTACTTGACGAACTCGTCGTCCGTCATCGACTCAAGCAATCCCATTCCGTCCTCCTGATAGGCAGCTTCCATGAGAGCGACGACGCGGCCTCCTGCACCCGCCTCGGTCACCCAATCGACAGATCCGTGATCCTCAATGCCCTCGACAAGCCAAGCCCTGCGTCCGTCGCGCATCACCGGCTGCACGCCGGTCGCGTTGGCCGAGATCGACGCCTCGACCAGCTCGGGGTCGTTCTCAGCCAGCTCTTTGATGAACGGCGTCGGCAGCGACCAGCCAACGACTGCGCCCTGCCCGAAGCCCTTGCTCGGATCAGCCGGTACATCGCCGTCCCAATAGGACTCGACAATCCGCCCGCCGAGATCCCGAATCGAACGCGGCAGCCCCTTCGCCGCCTTGCGCGCCTCCGGCGACAAATGGTCGATGTACTGACGCCAGCCGCTGAATTTACCCGCGTTCTCCTGGAGCATCTGCGCCTCGTAGACGTGCCGTCCCCGCCCCTTGCCCACGCACGGGCGCAGAATGTGCAGCGGCAGCAGCTTTGAGCGCTCGTCAGCCTCGACCTCGGTGGCTTCCTGGAGGCCCATGCCTCGCGACATCAGCCGCCGAATACGGGCCTCTTGCAGCGCGGTGGGGAATTCCACCGACTCGCGAGGCAGCGCATACATCGCCTCGCGCAGCACGGTCACGTCATTGGGAGTCGTCTCTACGCTCATTGCGAGCGATACTAAGACGCCCGCAGCCTGTTTCCACAGATGGATTCTGCTAGTGGCGCTCGTGATAGAGCGTCAGCAGCCCCGCCAGCAGCGCAAAGCGCATCCGCTCAGGCAGGCGCTCCTGTCGTAGCAGCCAGCGCAGCACAGCGTGGCGACGACGGAAAAGCTCCCGCTCGCCAAAGTAGCCGACGGCGAACGGGAGCAGTGCGATTCCGAGAACGATCAGGACAGAGACAAGAACGGCTCGGACTCTACCTCGCTCGTGTCATCGAGGTAGTCCAAGTCGAAGTCGGGCAGCGTCGGCTGTACCCACTCCTCGCGCTCGCGCTTTGACCAGCGATCCGACAGCGCCAGCAGCGTCTGCCAGACACGTAGGTACACGTCGTGGCGGTGAGTGCCCTGCCAGCGCGTCACCTCATCCTTGAAGTTCGAGTAGTCGATGTCGAGCGCCATCTTCGACACCGCTCTCGCCCACGCTTTCTGGGGGACGCGGATGCGCCACTCGTAGTCGGAGTGCCGCACCCGGTAGGGCTTGGCCCTGGGCAGATAGCGGGCAACCAGCGCGTCCATGTCGGCGCGGTTGCGCGTGCGGATCGTCAGCATCCCCTTCTTGCGGTCCTGCGGTTTCTGGACGATGGAGTAGTAGCCGTCCGGCGTAAAGAGCCACATCAGACGACCCCCTCGCGAATCAACCCGGCCTGCGCGGCAGGCGACTCGAACACGGCTTGGCGGACGTAGCCCTCGACATCCTCGCGCACGGCCTTGGACTGAACCAAGCCGTACTCCTCGGCCCATGCATCGGAATCAACTTCGACGGTAAGCGTCACACGAACCTTCATGCCACCTTCTCCACGTCCGCCAGTTCAAGATCGTCCCCGCAGCCGGGGCAGCGCGTCAGCGGCCCGTCGTCGGGGTCGCCGAAATGCTCGTCGGGCCAGAACTCCACCCAGCCCTCGGGGTCGTTGCCTCGCGGCCCAGGGGGACCTGCATAGCGCCAGACATCGACGGTATGCAGTTCGTGCCCGCAGCGATGCCGGACGCGACAGTGGGCAGCGGCAGGAATCTCGGCGAGCCTCATGCCGCACCTCCCTGCTCCTGCATCTCCTCGATCTCGCTCCCGGTCACCGTGCGCATGTAGCGCTTCTCGGGACCGACGTTCGTGATCTCGCAGTGCAGCAGCGCGTAGCAGTCCTCGCCGTCGTCCTCGACCTCGACCTCGCGCAACTCCAGCACGTCGCCGGTCTGCGGGTCGTAGTAGGACTTGCCCGCGTAGGCGTCCCACGCTTGCTCTGCGAGCCGCTCGTCAGCTTCCGACGGCTCCGGTGGCCCGGCGGTGCGCCAGGCGTCGTATCCTCTCAGGTACTCCATGTGCTGCCTCCTCGGTCGTTTGCTTGCTAGAGGATAGCACAGATCGTGCGCTTATTGCGCCGCCTGCCAGTGCCGCGTGATCGTCGCCTGGTCAATCGCCTGGTTGTAGATCGCGGTGAACTGCTGGCGGTGGTCGAGCGGGCGAAACGCGCCGCCCTGAATCCCACCGATGATCCAGTTCGCCCCGTTCGCAGCTCCGCGAGTTGTGAACGGGGCCAGCGTCTGCGTCAGCGTCCCGTTGCGGTAGAAGCGGACCGTCTGCCCCTCCACGGTCCAGACGAAGTAGATCGGCGTGTTGGTCGGGAAGGCCCCACCTGTCATCGCGATCTCCATCCCCGAGGCCCCGCCGCCCCCGGGAAACTGAGCACCGCCTACACCGATCTGGATATTCGCCGCCGCCGTGCCCCACTGGAAAGTGAACTGGTTGCCCTGGGCAGTGCCAATCGCCGTGGTCGAGCAGATAAAGCCGCCGTAGTTCGTCGTCCCGACGCCGCCTGTCGGCAGGAAGATCCACGACTCGAACGTGAAGTTGCCAGCGCCAACCGCTGGCGGCGTTGGCACCCAGAAGCGAGACTGCGCCGCGTTCGTCCAGCCAGTGCTCAGACCCTCACCGCTGGGCAGCAGGCTCGGCTGCTGGCGGTTCGACCACGGCGTTGCGCCGACGCCGCCACCCGAGGAGAACGTCCCGACCCGGCCAGCCACGAGATCGGCCTCGGTCACGCCTGCGCCATCGAACGCCCACATCGCGACGGGACCGTCTGCAAGCACCGTATCTCGATAGGAGAGCTTGACCGGAGGCCAGACCTGTGTACCGCCGACGTAGGCGCGGCTGACCGTCTGGCTGCCGAGCCTGATCGCGTTGGCGGTGTTCAGCAGAGTCATCCGACGATCACGTAGAGCGTGCCCGCGACGGGCGGGTTGAGCGCGTTGTACTGAGCCTGCGTCAGTTGCGTCCATTGGCCCGGTGGTCCCGTGTTGCCGGTCGCTCCGTTCGTCCCGTTCGTTCCGGTAGCCCCTCTGATGGACGCGATGGTCGTCACCGTCACCGATGTCTGCGAAGCGACCGCTGTGACGCGCCCGTAGACGCCGAGAGAGCCTGCGGCGCTGGAAACGACCAAATCCCCGACCTTGATCGTTCGGCCCGTTACAGCGACTGGGGTGACCGCTGCCTGCGTGCCGCCGACGGTGTTGTTGATCGCGGTCGCGGTGGACCAGATGTTCAGCCCCTCCGCTCCCGTATCGCCTGTCGGCCCCGGCACCGTCGAAGCGGCCCCCGTGTTGCCGGGTGGACCGGGTACGGTCGAAGCCGTTCCGGTGTCGCCGGTCGGCCCGCGATCTCCCGTATCTCCCTTCGGACCTTGATCGCCTGTGTCGCCCTTCGTGCCCTGCGGCCCCAAGAGCGATCCTCGCGGTTCCCACGGCATTCAGCTACGTCCAGACGTACAGATCGCCGCCGACGAGGTAGGCGTCACCGGGCACGCCTTCCAGTTCGGCTTCCTCGAACTCCTGCAAGGTGTCGAACGAACCGAGGATGCGGACGCCTACACCGGGCGGTCCGGTCGGACCCATGTCGCCCTGCGGCCCCGACGGTCCGGCGTCGCCGGTCGCCCCTTGGATGCCCTGCTCACCCTGCTGGCCTTGGATGCCCTGATCGCCAGTAGTGCCAGTGTCGCCTCGGTCGCCCTTCGAGCCGGTGTCGCCCTTGACTCCCTGATCGCCTGTGTCGCCGGTATCCCCGGTATCGCCCGTGTCCCCTTTGTCGCCTCTGTCGCCCTTGGTGCCGGTATCCCCGGTCGGCCCCGGATCACCCTGCGGCCCCTCCTCCCCCTGATCGCCAGTATCCCCGGTGTCGCCCTTGTCGCCGCTGTCGCCTTTCGTGCCCGTATCGCCCGTGTCTCCGGTGTCACCCTTCGGCCCCTCCGGGCCTTCGGGTCCGGTCGAGCCAGCGTTGCCCTGCGGCCCTTCGATTCCCTGCTTGCCTTCGAGTCCCTGATCGCCCGTGTCGCCAGTGTCGCCCTGCGGACCCTGCGGGCCTGTCGGACCTCGGATGTTGCCGACATTGCTCCAACCTCCAACGCTCATCTAGCCTCCTGTCGGCTCGTCCGTGCCACGGTAGATCCACAGCTCGCCGTCGATGATGTACCCGTGTCCGATCTCGGGATCGTCCGGGAAGTCCCAGACTGACGGCAGCGTGTCCTGGATGCCAGCCAGCGCGTGTGATCCTGATGGTCCCGTATCCCCCGTCGGCCCGGTTGGGCCTGTCGGACCTCCCGGATCACCTTGCGGCCCTGTAGCCCCTGTCGGCCCTGTTGGCCCGGGTGGTCCTGTCGGCCCTGGGACCGGCGTGCCTCCACCGCCTGCCAACCCGATCTGTGCAGTCGGGACAGCTCCCAGTCCGATATCCACGTTCAGCGCAGACAGCCCGACGCCTACATCGAGCGGCCCGCCCAGCGCCACGCTCACGTCAGGATTCGCCACCGTCCGGCACCTCGTCCTCTGGCGGTTCGTCATCCTCCGGCAGCTCGTCGTCCTCCACCGGAACGTCCCGGCTCACCTGCGGCCTCACTCTGATCCGCCCGGCAACCAGTGTCGGGCCACTCGGCGTCAGCTCACAGTCCCACACGCAATGCAGCGGCAGAGCCGCACTCAGCGCCCCCGGCAGGTAGAGCATGATCTGGTTCTCGGACGTGAGGATCTCGAAGTCCCCGAGAATCGCATCGCTACCGGTGCTGCGCCGGACCTGAGCACGCGGCACAAGATCATCGAGACTCACCGGCTCTCCGTCCGAGGTCACAGTCAGCGTCATCGAGAAGTCGTCCCCGGCGTACAGCACGAGGTTGACCCGGCGCGGCAGCGCTTCGAGCGTGATCGTGCCGTTGTCGGCTCCGTAGTCGTGAAACTCGCTGAGGTTCCCCAAGACCTGGACCTCCTGATAGGAGTCGTTGGGCACTCGCGCAAGCTGCCCACCAGCAGCGTCGTAGAGCACGAACTCGGCCCGGTAGATGCCCGTCAGATCAGTGTCGCCATCCTGCCAGTCGTACTGGCAGACGCCGACGTTCAGCTCGCCGTCCTGGAGAATCGCGGAACGGGCCTCCACGACCGGCACCGTCTCGCCCCGCCTGCGCATCACGAAATCGACGTGATCGACCTCGGACAGATCAATCGGCCTGCGGTCGGCGTAGCGGAGAGTCGCTCTGTACGGCGGCGCAAGCGCCCCGCGCTTCATGCACCACGGGCCTGTCAGCAGTCGGGGCACGCCTGGATGCTAAGGCGTGATCTACTCCTGATCCGATTCGGGTTCGGCCTCCGGCGTCTGCTCCTGCTCCTGCTCTGCCTTCGGGAACCAGCGCCGCTGCGACATCCTCCACACCCAAGCACGGCCTCTGCGCCGGGGCTTCTTGCCGTCTCCATCTCCGTTCCCCCCGTCACCCCCATTGCCGTCCGGCGGAAACGGCTCGGGCCTCGCTTCCAGTGCCTGCCCTGGTGCCCACACGTCCACATAGGTGCGCGGGTTCTCGGCATCCACGTAGAGCGGCGAGTGAACCCAGCTCACCCGCCGCATTCTACGAGGCCCTATGCAGCCAGCATTTCCGCTTCCTTGACGCCCCGGACGTTAGTCAGTTGCGTGACCTTCGCGTCGTTGTCGTACTTGTCGGTGTCGTGAGCCTTGACGGTCGCGTCGCAGGTGTAGGTCGTGCCCTGCTTCAACTC